TCACTGAAAGGCTGTGCCAATCCTCGACCGATCGGATGAGTACCAGATTCCGGTGACTTTACCGGTAATGTCTTCGAGTGCGACCTGGCCCATGAAGCGGCTGTCGTTACTGCTGTCGCGGTTATCACCGAGCAGATAAACATGATCTTTCTCGACCACCGTCGGCGGCGTTTGCAGATAACGAGGATTCTTCACGCGCTCTGGCGGTGCAAAGAACAGCCCCATGTTTTCGCCGTTGCGAATGACCTTACCATCAACAATCGACAAGGTATCGCCACCCACTGCCGCCACACGTTTGACCGCCTCCGTGCCGTTGTAGCGATAAGTCACAATGTCGCCCACCTGCGGCGCGTCGATGCGCATTTTGGTGACGATATAGTCACCGATCGAAAGGGTCGGAACCATCGAGCCAGAGGGGATGAAGTAAGTCTTGAAGCCCAGCGTCGGGCCTCTCAATGGCCCCAAAAGAATCAGCGTGAGAATGACCAGCGCCACCACGTAAAGCACATGGAAACGGGTGCTGGGGCTGTTCACCGGATGGTCGTTTCTACGCACCGATATCGCAGCTGCCGTGGCAGAGCCGAGTTTCACCAGGACGATAAACGTAGCGAAGACATACAGGCCCACTGGCGTGGCAGGCACCCCGCAGACACCGAGTAAAATCACACCCAGATAGAGCAAAGCGGCAACACGCACCGCCCACTTCACCTGACCGGCATACACCAGACCCCAGCCGGCCACCAGGCACGACATCACAAATGCTTGCAGCGGCAACTTCGGCTTATCAGGAGTAGACATAAATTCTCTTCACGTAAAATAGCTGACAATCAAGCGCCCGGCCTATTTAGCCTATAGGGCGCTACGGGCAATGCAGAGGTGTTTATTTAGCGGAAAAATAACCCGTCGTACGCAACTGCAGGCTGTACACCCAGATACCAAACACCAGTGCATATTCTTTGAACATCGGCAGAGTCAGCAGATGCACAACCGAACCGCTGTTCATCTGCGACAGAGAAAAGGCAATTCCCAGAATCAACGCGAGCATAAAGCACAGCGAACTAACCTTCTTTCTCGCCAGCAACAGCAAGCCGCCGACAAACATCAACAATGCCACCACACAGATATTCAGTAGCATCAGAAACGAAATATCCCCTTCCCGCGCTTGCTGAAACCCGTCATGAGCCACCCACAGGCCGGCCTGAATCAACACGACAAAGCAATAAAAAACGGCCATGAAGACAACGGCGGGACGTGTGTTGTACCAAGCTTGGGACGATGTAGCTTCCATGGTGCGGCGACTCCTGAGTAAAGGCGCGAAATGCTACTAAATGGCCATCACTCTGTCCATTTCCACGCCCTCCTCCCAGCTGCCTTGTTCAGCGCCAACAGCCCCTCCGTGGCAACGGCTGAGCCGTTCGCCACAAAGGGGCTGATTTACGCTTTCACCTCAACGTTATCCAACGCCTGATTCACCGCCAACTCCCCCAGCATCACCACCTGCGCGATGCCCAGTGCGGTTTTGCGGTGTGAGGGCTCAAGTGCTGCGGCGAAGTTGTTGAGCATTTCCGAGGCGGAACTGAGAGTTTCGCTGGCATTGGCCAGTAGGGATTCCGAGTCGTACTTGGGGTTGGCGAGGTACATGCGCTCGGGCTCGTTGACGCTGGCCATGATGTGCCCGGCGGGAAGGAGGTAGTGATCGAGCGCGCGCTCGGCGGCTTCGTGGAGTTTTTTGGGGTTGAGGGAATCGTAGGGGGATGCGGGGTCGGTTTCTGGTGGATTCGGTGTTGGTTTGAACATGGTGTAACTCCTGACGGATAAACGAAAAGGAGCCATCACTCTCGCTACCAAACGAAGGGTGGAGGCCATACGCAGGTTGGTAGACCGGTCGTCAGGAACCCCGGCGCATCCGAAGACGCCCCGCGCATGACCACCATAAAACGAAGACGAGAAACGTCGTCGCAAGACAGTAGTCTTGTGCTTCTGACGGAGACGGGCTACCAAACCCGATCACTGGTTTTCAGTGACGTAGGGACGATAGAACCTGCGGGCTAGAGGCACAAGCCGGGGGATTCTGTCTTAGGTGTAGGGGATGGTGCAAGGTGTTGTAGTCTAAAAGAAATATTACCGATTCACATTAAACCCGAATGTTTAATGGCACCAATATAACTCCAACAAGAAAAACAGCTACCGCGCAAAAAAAATAACAAGCACGGCAGGGTAATTTCAATAAAAACCATTAACAGAACCAAGAAATCGAAACCTATTAACCTTGCCACCAAACAGCTATAAAAAGCCGAAACACACATCCTCAAAGAGATACAATTACTAGAAAAAACGTTCAAATAAACGGGTCGTAAAATACGACCCTATAAAATCCCGATGAGATTCCTCAACGAAAGCTACCATGCATATCTACGGCGCTAAAATCAAAACTTTCTAAATCTTCAAAATCAAAACACTCTTGCTCAGTACGATACTCAAAATAACCATTCTTATACACCTTGACTAATTTATTTAAACAGGAATAATCAATCTTTAAGGCATCAGCACAATGTTGAGTAAACGCGAAATTCATGCCATATCTGTTTTGGACAGATGGATACGCAATCGCGTCAATTTCTGGATTATCGGTGAATATGGCATCAGCCATGATAGATGAGAGCACGTGATAGTCATCTCCCTCACCGTAAAGGACATCCGCCACCGCGCACTCCAATGCAGAAAACCCTTTGACTGTACGATCACTTACATCTGAACCCAAAATATTCTTGATGTACTCATTCACCTCAGCAGAATCCCTCGGACTATTGAGATGAGCCTCACTAAACATTCCTAATTTATAATAGGCGATTGATTTATCGGTCGAAAATCTAGTTAATTGAAAGTATGTCTCCACCTCATCAGCACTTAGCCTGCATTCGGCCATGGCTGTGAATTCATGAAATGAAGTATAGAGGACGCGGAACGAGGTATTATTCATCCGATCTTTGTGCGTAGGATCTGGATCTGGATAAATTAGTTCTTTCCTAGAGGTATAAGGCATTGCGTCGGGAGCACGTCGCACTCGATAAAACTGCCCTCCGCTCATCTTCGATGTATATCTTAAAAAAGATGTATACCTCTGGAAAAACAATTTCGTTTTATGATAGCTCTCACCTTGGTTTAGTAGATCGTTTCTAAGCGCCTCATTCTCATTGACTGTTACACGAAGATTTTCAATAGAGGCTACAAAAAATTCGACCTCCTTTAGATTACAACCCCAAATCGGCATAACAGATTCCTTTCAGCACGAGAAACTCGGAAAACAACGTCAACCCAATATAAATAACGAACACTGAGACACAGCCGAAACATTGCTCCAATATTCAATATTCAACCTTGGTGTCCACCATGCACCTTAAAAATGGCATCTGCAAGCCTTGAGCCTGTCGAAACCAACTTAGACAGAACTCTAAGCTGCTCAACACTTGCAACAAGTTCAGTCTTATGCGGATAATTAATTGAATGATCGATTTCACCCCACGCCTCTTCGAATAGAGTTCGAACTTGAATTTCACACGACAGATTCCCTTCCTCATTCGCCGGAGCAATCAAGTAATGAACGCTAGTATAGTAAGATGATTTTATAGAAGTTTTGATTTTATATGTTTTGAAAAACTCTACCGACTCTGGATCCCAAGTGTATGCAACAGGTTTCTCCAGTAGCTTCCAACTCTTATTCTTTACCTTTGCCATGATAAAATCATGAATTCCCGAAAACTGATTCTGGTATAGATGTAAAACTCTCAATCCAGCAAAATCAGTAATTTCAGTAAAAATATTTTCAGTCGTTATTTCTCTCCCTTCAGTTCGCTTTCTTGATATCTTATCCTCCAGATGACCTTCATCTTTAAGACGACTTTTGACAGAGTGCACCAATGATGGCACCCCCGTATTCAAGGATGGCGCTGTCAAAAATGCGCCTTTAACCTGTTCCAAAAAAAAATTGAAAAGCGGTTTTTGTTTTCTGTACTCATTTACAAGCGCGGCAACATCCAAAGTCTCTCCAGAGTGTGGCATCGTATTTCTCCTATTATCCGACTTGCGATATGCGCTTGAGCAACGCTGTGGAAAACTCAATATATTTTTCTTTTGTTGCTAATATATCGGGCTTCTGACCATTGATTGTATTTTGGTGTTCTTTGTCTAGGCCATTCATTTTCGCTATCTTCCACATCGGCACTCTGTAATGCTGCGCAAGTGTGGGAAACGTATTATGACTATGCATAACAGCTTCTTCCCCAATGGGAGACGAGAGAACCTCTTCTGCAGCATTATTAATCAAATCATTACTAATATGTGCACTTATAATTTCAGGGATTTGGAGTGCATATTTTAAATGAGCCTGAGCCAAATTCCATTTCGTTCCCGGCTTAGTATATTTCCTAGCATTGTAGATCGTATAGCCAAGAAAACGCACAAAGTCAGCCGGAAAAAGCTTTCTTTTATCAGCGGAAATCAACTTATAAATAATATCAAACTCCTCCTTCCACTTGCGAAGACTACTACCAATATTTCGAATACCATAAAGTGAAAACATATCTGGAGCTGCTGGAACAAAAAAACCATCTACCGTAGAAATTACGGCTTTATTTAGAGCCCCCAAGCTCGGCGAAGTATCAACAATGACATAGTCATACTTATTCTTTTTCGCATATTCCTCAGATATTGCTCTAATCCTAGTAATAGTCCTAATTGCTAAAGCATCACCGCGATATGCATCACTCCATCGAGAGGAAATTTTTTCTTCGTACTCGTGTATGGACAACCTTCCAGGAACCAAGTGTAGATTTTTCGTAATTTTATACGGCGGGGGTAGTGCAGTATATTCGCCAGTACCATCGATCGTAGGCTGTAGGAGATAGTGTAGTGATCGCGGTTCACTTTCCAACACCTTCAACTCTGCAGGAGTCTTAATTTTACGAAACGCTTCTATGCCGAGCTGAACACACTGATCTTCTTTCTCCCAGATATCATGAATTTCTTCAACAGCTATAGAGTAGATCGTCAAATTGCACTGCGGATCCGCATCAAGTAAAAGAACCTTATTTCCCATTTCACTTAGCGCGTGCGCGAGGTGATAGGTTAAGGTTGTTTTTCCTACACCGCCCTTATTATTAAATACTGATAATATTTTCACCTATCCACCTCAATAATTTCATTTAAATAAGAACATCTATTCTTCAAATGATGTAGCCTGACTTTTATGTTGCGCTTTCTCTTTGACTTTCTACTAACATCTAGTTAGAGCTATACCACCTTACCCCAAAACCCTGCTCAAGGTAATAGCCAGATGCTATCAGTACGCTCTATGCGCTGTCTCTATTGATCAGTCATTACAAGCAAAAGCTCTGTAGAAAGTCTCAGCGATACCCCTTCTCCCCTGCCTCCCCAATCCTGATAAACTCCTCCCACTAGCCTCACCAACCCAGACCCCCCCATGTCCCCTATCACCGCCGCATCCGTCCCACTCTCCCGCCGCTTCTCCGTCGCCCCGATGATGGATCGGACTGACACTTCTTTTACCTCCCGCAAATAAAGGGACGAACACCTCACCGCCAGCCCGCGTACCAGTTGCGTACCAGTTCTGTTTTCCTCCCTCCTCCTCCCATCTCTTCTGCCGACTGCGTTAGCAATTTTTAAGCAGCGGTTCTCGGCTCCAATCCTGGCACTGTCTATCGTCGGCAAAGGCAAGCCTTTGTGATAGTTAAAACCGCGTGCATGAAAGGCCCGCAATCCTCCCCCGTCTTCGCTTCGCCCCGTTTTCAGGTTGACCCCTGGGAAAAAGGTAATATTGGTAATTTCCTTTTTTATCGACGATAAAACCTAACAGAATCAATAGGTTATGCGAATTATTCAAAGGTAATAAAAGGGTAATAGAGGAGTAAGAAAATTACCCTTAGTCGTAGTAATTTCATGCCCCTACGAAAGCCTTTAAAATCAATCACTTAGTAAAATATTACCTCTTCCCTTACCTAATATTACCTTCAAAGGTAATACGTTGGAGCCACGTCCTATAAGGGCTGCAGCCATTTTTTCGCATCTGCTTACCAAAATTACCTTTTTCCCAGCCCCGAACTGAAATCAACTCCCTCAGGTGCCCTGCTATGCTTTCTGCTTTCCGAATGGAGTCGAATGCATGGCCAGCGAATATTCCCTCTCAGTCGTTCTCGAAAAAATGTATGAAAACCAATTGGGGCTTGAAGCCGCGCTGATGGAACTGGTGCTATTAGTAGAGCAGCAGGGTTACAAGGCCGTGGGAGAGAATGCTCGCGTGGCGCTCGAGCGAATTGGCGAGAATGCGGGTTTTATAAAGCAGGGTTTGGCTCGCCTAACAGCGACTGACAAGGATAATTAAATGTTCTTACAAGATTATGCTGAAAGAGTACGCAATGGTGACTTAGTGATTGACTTTATCACTATGGAAATTTATCAACTCGCAAGCAACGGAATTATGCTTAAAGGCCACGGAACTTTGAAAATCGATGCATTCGGCGCATTACTATGCAACTTCATATGCACAAATGCAGACAACGCTATAGCCGAAGCATTTGGCACCACTTATCCGATCAACGATGAAGATAAAACACAAAATTTAAGACTAAAAGCAGTCGATATCAACGGAAATACGTGGGAAGCAGAGGACTTCTCCGTTACCGTATTCAAAATTAAACCGCCATTCAAATGCTCATTTTTTCTGAGCGAACTAGTTCATAGACATGAGCAAAACATACCCGTTCAACAAGAAAACTATCTGTGGTTCGAGAGTCTAGAACCATGCCGCATCCCCCGAAACAAAACCAACACCATCGTTGACTCGATAAAAGGCCAGTCATTTAACAGAAATCAAACGGACATCGATCTCGAAAACTGCAAAGTATCGATCATAAAGCATGACGACTACACAACAGTTTACGCCAACGGAACTTTCGATGTAGACAAGTTATTTGCGGCATTAAAGTTTTATATTGGTTTCACAAGCGGCTCCATGTTTACTGCATGCGTACTAACAACACGCACAGGGCGGGAAATGGTCCACCACATTCGAAGCATCAACAAAAAGATAAATAAAACCATCATCCCTCAACCGGTAGATGATCTACTGATGCTATCGAAAACCGAGTGGAATGACCCTTTTCACTTTCAATTACTACCAAACATCATCCAGGTTCAAAAAGAATTTCCAACGTTCTTTGATAGTAGCGTTAGTCAATGGAAACGAGTATGGCAAGGATTTAACGCTCAACAATCAATAACTGCTCTCACACTGACAGTTTCCATTGAGGGCTTATTAATTGATCTATTTATCCCAAAGTTACAAGAAACTGGAGCAGATCCTATTTTTGAAAAGAAAAAAGAAGAAATAATCGCCTCACTGAAAAAAACTGAAATAGACACCGACCATCTTGAAACTATCATCTCAAGTGTAAAACGCTGGGGCAACATCCACGCAAATGCTGCATTAAAAGCCCTGAACACTAAAGGCTTGATTACAGCAAATGAAGTGCAGTCGTGGAAAGATCTAAGAAACTCATCCGCCCACCCTAAGTATTCAGAAATTACTCTTGAGCGAGAACTTAAGGAAAGAGCAAGATTGATGAGATGCCTGACACTATTCTACAGGCTGAATCTAAACATCTATGGATATACTGGTGCGCATGTCGTGTACGAACCGAGTGAGACGATTAGCTCAATGTTCCCTGCCGTTAAAATCTTCGATTTCAAAAGGCCGCCGTCCGCCACTGTTACAAACTATGAGTGAGTGGGGGCAGTGATAGAGTTTGAAAAGCGTATAGAGTACGAAAGCGCACAGCGAAACGGCCTCACCTACGCGCCCCCTCGCTTTAGCAAACAACGCTAAGAGAAAGCTCTCAAAAAAAAAAGACAATAAAACACTCTTTTTCACGCCTCACCCCTTCTAAACCGGTGCGTACACCTTGACTCGGAAACAGATGTAGGTTCGTCAGGTGCTCGCCCCAGTTGCACTACTTTGCAAAACTTTGCACTCAATGAAAAGGACAAGCTCTTCCTTTCCCTACAGCGAACCTAAGCGCGCCCTAGGCTTTCAGCACCGGAGGCCTTTGCACAATAAAGCGATAGGGAGTCCGCCGGCGGGAGGGGGATAAGTGCTTTTTCAGCAGCTTTTTATTGTGGTGTGTATTTTCCTTCCAGAAATTCACCTGTCAGCCGTACGATACGAGCTGCAGGATCGGCGAACATTGTAGACACGCATTGTTCTCAGCGAATCTGATCAGATCGTTGATGCATGAGGTGAGATTGATTTGTTGTGACGTCTACAAAGCCCCGCAGTAGCCTAGACTGAGCTAGAGTCTATTTGCCCTCATTATCGGATGACAGTCAATATGATAAGCCTAAAGGCTGAACTTCTACATACAGACAAGCTGGATGAAAGACAACCAGATCTTAGTAGTTGCTTCAATGCAAAAGGGATGTATGTCCCGATGCAGTTCGCAGTTAGATTACGTCCTGACATACACAACATGCTCTCAGCCATCGATTCGGGTATTCACTCGGGCAATTCATACGATGGAGATGTGACACAAGCGTTCTCAACTTACTTCCATGAGACAGTGCATTGGTGGCAGCATATTGGTTCAGTCGCGGGCTTTATGTCATCCATGACATATCCTTCTCAAACTCACGCCAACAGCACTCTACTGGAGGAATTTAAAAAAATTACAGGACTGGTAAAACCAATAACCACATATAACACAATGCATGCAAAGGAATTCATACCCACATCTAGAGAATTTCAAGTAATAAATGAAATCCTAAACAACTTCTATGACATTGAGTTCTTTAGAATCTTCACATTCAACCCAGCTGCTGCAAACGAAATCATAGGTAACGTTTTCTTCGAGTCGCTCGGCCACATTCATTACGTTGCATACGCCACGTTCTGGGAGGTGATTCTTTCTCCTTTCGAAAAAAAACCTAAATTTGTGCCTGATGTTAATACATGGACACAGAAATACGCCGTACTACATGAGAAAAAGGCAAAAGGCTTTTATCACGGGGGGCCGGTACACGGAACTGATGTTGGTCTCCTACAAATTTTTGAAGGGCAAGCCCGCTTCTGTCAAATTCATTACCTATATTTTGCGTCAGGAAAGGAGCTTACATGGGCTGATTTTGAACGAATGGGAATGCTTTCGGGAGAATACTATGTAACATTCAATACTTTCCTCAAAATCTTGGGCGAGGTGCGACCCTCTGAAATTGACTCACCACTAGTGGCGCTATACCTAGCAGTTCTTGATGTTGTTCTGAACCCGGGAGAAGGATTTCCTTTTGACATTACAAACTTGGAAAACTTTATTCAATCCGTTAATCCAGGCTATCGCTTCTACACGCTATGCTACGCAATCAGAGAGCAAGCACCCAGTTTAAAAAACCATATAAAACACCATTCCAACGAAGAATACATTTACGTAACTTCTCTACTTTCCTCTCTAATAGACTCCCCCTCTCCCCTAGAAGTTTCGGCTGAAATATGCAAATGGGAAGCTTCATCACCAGAGATCAGCAGTTTAATGAAGGAAGAGGAGGAGTTCGAATTCTCTAAAATCAACCTACCGATTAGGCTTCTTTTATCAAAATTCATAAAATTCCAACAAGACAAGTTGAACTCACCCGCTTTCTTCTGTTGGCCAGGGGTCTATATGGCAGGCAGCAAAGTGGACAAGAAATACTATGATCTTTTTTCAACACACCAATCGCTTTACGGTGATAAGGCAGATGGAAACATTTACCCTAGACTTTTTCCTGGCAAAGATGAGAAACGCATAAAGAACACCTACGACCAGTTTTACGCATGGGTAATGGTTTACGAGCTCAGTCGTCAGTGGTTAGTTTCAGAAGGTGATTTTGATTATGATTTTTTCTGGCTAACTGCAAACTTCTCACGCGACGAGCTTAAGGCCGCTGGTGTCACCCGCTTTGAGCAAATGTGGGGTTGCAACCCAAATGACTTTACAATTTTATGACAACGCAATTTAGCGATCTATACTAAATTAACGTGATTGGCTTAAGTCCAGACTCCAGTGCTGATGCTTTAGAAGCTTTCAAATTGAAGGCAGAACTATCACTTGGAATTGGGATGCTATTTGGGAGATGCGTGTGCTTAGCTAATAATGCCCCCATCTCCTCTAACAATTTGAGCATGTCGCATACCACTTGAAACAAATTCACACTTTCTGAACCGATCCAATTTTTCGGCGCTTGTAGACGCTGCCCCTCGCCTGCCACGCTTCGACGCAACCCTTCAATCCATTCCTGCATGTCGCCACCCACCGTGGCGTTGTGCTTCTGACCCACAACCAAGTTCAGATCACGACCGGTAGCCTGGTGCAGATCGTCCACCGCCGCCAGGCTCGCGGATCCACCCGACATCAGCTTGAGCGCGCCCAGCGCTTCGATCTTTTTCACACCACCCACCGACTCGGTCGAATGGTCGTCGACCGTCCGTGTGTGGCTCTGGAACTGCTCGCGGTTGTCCAGGGCTTCGACTTCGCGCTCGATCGCCTGATCACGGATCTTGCCATCGGTCTGGCGTAGCCAGTTGCCGTCGGCATCGACGCGCTGTTGTGCGGCCTCGCTGTGCTGCCACACCTGATCACCCTTCGGCACCCTGGGCATGCTCAACCCGTGCGGCAAGATCGACTGGATGTAGGGCTTGTTCGGTAGGCCGTAGGCGAAGCACACCACGACCCGCGTGCCCTCCTCCGGAAAGGCATAAATGCCCAGTTCCTCGCCACCGGTGGGCAGCGGTAAAGGAACGCCAGTGAGCGGCGGCATGGCCGGATCTGGCTCGTCATCCGGACCAAGTACGACAATGTCGACGGCGTAGCGCGGACGGAAGTCGTCGCACAGTCCAGCGTCCGCCGGCGCGTCGGCCACGGCGACAACCCGGGCAAATCGCGGCAGGTGATAGCCACCGGTGAGTTCGGGGAATTGGCGCTCTACAGCGCGGCGGATTGCGTCGTCCATCGGATGGCCATCTGGTCGTTGGCGAGTGCTACCGTAGTGATGCGCTCGCCGTTGTTGATCGTTGCACCTGGTCGCAACCCCGGAAGGACCGCGACCATCGCGCTCTGGTTGCCCTGGTAGCCGTCGAACAGCTCCGTGGGAATTTGCAGCGGCACACGTGCGCCGAAAAAACTGTCGGCCCAGCTGCCGGCGAACACTTCACCGTTGCCCAACTGGTGCCAGGTGAAGTCGGGAATGCTGAACACTCGGGCCAAACTGTCCATAGCCTGGTAACCGGCAGCGAGGCTGTAGAAATACGGTGCCTTCACGCTGGCATAAGGCCGATCAGGGACACGAAAGCGCAGCCCGGTCTGTTCGCTGACCTGGGCCAGGACGGCGCGCAGATCCACATGACGCAGGTTCAACAGCAACGGGTTGGCCAGCACGGCGGCCAGCTCACGGCAGAACAGCACCTGTTCGACCGCGTTGACGGCCGTGCAGCGCTCAACGTAGCCGATAAAGTGCCGTTGCAGCGTGCCCTCGTTGTAGCCGATATCCAGCGTCACCAGCCCTTTAAGGGGTACAGGGGATTGAACTGTGAAGTTCGCTCGGCCGGGGCTGGTGGCGTCCAGCCGGACGTCCTCTTTGACGAGAGCGATCGGGGCGCCGTTGATGGAAAGTATCTTGTGCAGTTTCACGCGTGCTCACTCCCGAGCCACTTATCCACACGACCGAGCACTTTTTCAAAGCCGCTCAGCGCCGGGTTATCGGTGGTTGGGTCACCGGCACTATCTTCGCCGACTGTGCTGCCCCGGGCGCCTTGTGCGTCGACCTTGTTGCCGGCGCGCCTGCCTTCGACTTTCTCGGGATTCGATTCGCGTTCGCTCAGCGTGAATTGCACAAGCCAGGCTTTCAGAGTGTCCGCTTCCCGCGCGCTGACGCCGTCGGAAAACTCCACCTGACGCACGCCGAAGGTCTCGGCCGTGTCGTTCACGATCCGATACAGATGCAACTGACCACCGCCGGCGGTAGCTTCAGCCATGCGCAACAGATCCGTCAGCTGGGTTTTATCCACGAACGGAATCATCAGCGAGACGGCCAACGTCTTGGGCTTGAAGCCTTTGTGAGCCTTGTCGGTGTTGCTGGTCTGGCCGGACATGTCGCCGCTTTCGATTCGCAGGTTGGCCGTGACCTTGAGGTTCTTGCCCTGGACTTTTTGCCCGTCGAGTAGCAGCGTCATAGGCCCACCAGTTCCCGCACAAAGCTCAGTCCCTCTTTGCTGCCGACCAACAAAACCCCGGCGCATTGAATCCATTCGTGGCCTGGCGCATCGCCGGCCAACAACTCGCGGCGTAATTCGCCGGCAGTGCCTGGGCCAATCATCCGCGCGCGCATGCTGACATCAGGGTTGCCACCGGCCAGCAGGTCTTTCAGGTCAGCCAATTGCTTATCTCTCCCCTGCTGCTGGGCGCTCTTGCGAGCTGCCAGCGCTGCCAGATCGGCCAACGGCGAGCTGTCGGCGGCGTAGCCTTCCAGCACGGCTATCTGCCCCGCCATCGACTGTTTGGCAGCTTTGACCACCGTGCAACGCTCCAGCGGCAAACCCTGCCAGCGCGGCAGAGTTCCAGCGCCGGGGATCTCCCACTTTTCGCTCTCCAGTTTCACCAGGTGTTGCGCCCGGCGCTCGGTGCGCACCAGGTCAGGGATCGGCAGCAGAGCATTGAATCGCGCCAAGCTGCTGGCCAGCTGTTCCAGCCGCGTGCCCAGGAACAAGATCGACAGCCCGTATTGCGGCCCGGTCGGGCGCCCGCTGTCGCTGGCGTCTTCCAGTTTCTTGGCGAGATGTTCCAGCGCGTTGGGCGCGGACAGAAAGCGCTGATAGCCCGCACCCTGACCAACACCGCTTTGAAACGGTGTCACGACCAGGCACGCCGGTACCTGGCCCAACTGCTCGGCCAGAGCAGCGCGGCCAGCTGCGATCGCGCCTTTTGCTGCATCACCGACCGGCCCCGGGTTGGTGTTGGCCAGCCCGGTCAATCCAGCCAAGCGCTGGGCGGTGTTGGCCAGTTCGACACCGGCTAGATCCTTGGCCGCTGACAGTCCGACCATCCACTGCGTGGCCTGCTCCGGCCAGCGCATCGTCACCGGTGCCCAGGTCATGCCGGCGGCGTCCAGATGATGGCTTTCATCGCTTTGAGATTTTTGTCTTGCTCGGCCTTCGCCACCGCTTGCCGCAGTGCTTGCGCATGCTGCAGCGCGCCCTGCCGGAACCGGACCAGGTCAAGACTGACTTTTTGCAGTTGTTCAATGGTGTGCGGTCGAAAGGTCAGCACCTGATCGACGTCATAGCAGGGGTACACGTCGTCCAGGCCCAGCAGTACCTGGCCGTTTAAATTCACCTGGTCATCGATCGCGCTGCTGTAGCGATATGGCTCGCCCAATGCGCTGGAGGTGAAGCCCCCCGCGATGTAGGCCGCGAAGTCAGCCCCGATCATCTGCAGTTTCTGATCGCGCAGTGAGGCCAGCACGGCGTCGATGTCATCCACCCACTTGCCTTTCTTCCAGACCTGGTTCGGTTCTGGCCGGCTCATGGTGAAGCCCGCCGGCACTGGTTCGAAACCTTCGAGAGTCCGTGGCTCGCCGGTTTCGGTGCTGTACACCACGACACCGCCGAAATAATCCACCAACTGCCAGGCCTTACCGTTCCACCATGCGGCTTTGTGTTCCGGTACCGAAGGCGGCTCAACTTCCACGCAGCCGCCAGGAATCAGGTAAACACCTGGCTCCAACGGCGATTCATCAGCCGCTACCGCACCAATGAAAATGCCGAGGTGGTCGGTTTGATAAACCAGTTTTTCAGTCATGCTCGATCTCAATACTTGATGCAGTAATTTAGGGCCATGTTTCGAGGCCGGGTTTCGGCGCCGCCAGCGGCGGCAACAGTCACACCGTGGGTATGCGCACCGCTGCCACTCACGCCAATGTTGTGCGCGTGCAGGCCAGCGGCACCGATGCCGACGTTGTGTGCGTGATTGCCTTGGTAGTCAGTGCGCATGGGGCGACCGTCGGCGTTCTTGCCGCCGGGGATTTCCAGCTCTGTGAAAACGCTGCCACCTGCTGGATACCCCACGTTGATCCCGGCGCCGTTATCGACTATTCGAAACCCGTGGTCGTGGTTACCTTGGGCGTCAGTCCAGGCACTGTGGTTGTGGTTGCCTTGGGCATCAGTCCAGGCACTGTGCAAGTGGTCGCCTACCGCCGCAGCCGACGCAGAGTGAGCATGGGAATGAATCATCATGTCCTGATACGCGCCGAACGCTCGGCCGGGATCCAGCCCGCGCCCCTCGTCCCAGCCGCGAGGGAATAAGCCGCGCATGTCAGGCAGATTGAATGTGGTTGAACCATCACCCTCCCCGTAGTGCGTCCCAAGCCAAGCGAAGAGTTGTGCGAACGTGCTACGCGAGACCGCCGCACCGTTGCACTTAAGCCATCCCGTCGGAGCTGCGGTCATTGCAAACGCTGCCACCATGCCGGTCATTGAATCCCCGACTTGTTTCTGAAGTTTGTTGAGTGCCGCCGTAGATGCCACGATCTCGCTGCTGTTCGTCGCTGGATCGTCGCTGATGGCGTTGGGCAAGTTGCCCAGTCCGACGTCTGCTTTGGTCGTGGCACGGGCACGCAGCTGCGGATAATCGCCGGTACGGGATGCGAGATATTTGATCAACGCACTGCCGACTGGCTCGGCGTCCCGCAAATCCACGATATTGCTGGGTGAAATGAAATCAGCGATCGGCACGCAGTAATGACGCACGCCGGCAGCATCGGTGTAATCGGCCCGGTCACCGAACACCACTTTCCATACAGCCACCCGATCGTTCAATTGGCGCTCGAGGCAAACGTCCAGACATACCTTGCCCACAGGAACGACACCCGGGACGGCTTCTGCCTTCGCGATCGCTACGCGGATGCCCTCGACGTAGGCCGTGCCACAGTTGATCTGGTAACCGGTCGGTGCCTTTTCGAACATCAGTGAATCACTGAAAAAGAACGCACGTCCGTAAAGGTTGCGATTGCTGAGGCGCTCGCGCTCGTCGATGCCGGCAAGGCGCACCGTGAAATCATGCTGCCAAGTGCTCGCATCGATCTTCACACCGGTGAGCTGCATCGCACCGTCAAAGGCCACCAGGAAATTGCGGGTGACGTTGTTGCCGATCTGCTCCGGCGGAATGTTCCTGCGCTTTTGCTGCAGCGGCACCGACGACGCTGCGAACAAGATGCCGTCGGCGTCCTCGAGGCCGACCCAATTAAAGTCCCAGTCACCGACGTCCGAGCCCAACTGCGCGCTGTACACCACTTGGTTCGGGTTCACGAAACCCGCGTTCTTTTCCGGGATCGTGTAGACGTGAACAATCTGCTCAGCGGATGGCTTGCCGGCCGCGCGATTGAGCGGCGCGGTCGGATCAAGCCCCGGCACATTGGCAAAGATGAATCGACTGACGATCAGCGGCTTTTGCTGGCTTTGTTTAAGGGCGATTTGGCTTTCGCCGGCCAAGGTAATACTGGCGCTCACGGTGCGCTCCTACAGGCTGGCAACCAGCGTTTGCTGGTCGTCGTTGAAGTCGATCAGGGCGATTTGCAGCCCTACGGGGGTGATGGTCACGAAGTCATAACGGCGGCAGGTGCGGCCGTACTGTTGGATCAGCACGCGCAACAATTCAGGGTTCAAAGACAACTGAGCGTTGCTGAACTTCAGCAGCACGACGTCCCAATCGCGATCGGGCTGGCGCTCCTCGATCTCGACGTAACCCACGCCCAGGCGTTCAAAAATGCGTTTCAACCCGGCGGTGCTGCCGGCGTCGACCGAGTTGATAAACGCGTATTTCACGCGCAGTCGAAACAGCGACTCGGGTTCGCCCTTGAAGCGCGTCACGTCACGTTGCCAGGCCCACAGTTCAAGGATGTTCATGTGGCAGCTATCTGGATCGATCTGCGAATAGGGCCAACGCAACCAGCCGGTGACGGTTTCCCACCACGCCTGTGCAGCGGCCACCAGCTTTGACAGCTCGGTGCCGCCCAGCCAGAACGGCAATTTGAGTTTGATCATTGCAGGTTCACCTTCAGCGACGTCAGGCGCGGGATGTCCAACCCGCTGGTGATGTCGACGCCGGGTGTAAACCGCAGTGAGGCGATATCGGCAAACTGCTGATGCAGTTCTTCCGCGAGGCGACTGAAGCTGAAACGCGACTGGGGATAAGTCAGCGTCGGCTGATAATCGCGGGGCGTGCTTTCCCGAAACGCGGCGCGGATGAATAGCTCGATCTCACTTTTAAGCGTGTCGATCTGCTCGGCGCTCAGATTTGGTTGCGGCCAGAGCGTCATCGCAACACTCACGGGTACTTCGGGCATCACCATGGCCAGCAGATCATCGCCGTGGCCATGGTTGCCCTGGTCGCGAACGTGCGAATTGATTTGCTCCAGGTAAGTCGCCGCCGGCACACCTGCATCAAACAACACAAAGGCATTCGCGCTGCCCGGGCCACGCGGTGCGCCATGTTCGAAGTAAACGCCGTCCGGACGCACGCCCGGAAAGGCCGAGATCATGGCGCGATACACCGCGTCGGTGTGCCACTGATTCACGGCCGAGAACTGATTGCGCACGCGCAAACGCAGCTGGTCGTTCGGCTCCGGATCCGCACCTGGTGCTTCCAGCCAACCGTCCTTGTTCACTACCTGGACAATGCCGGGGATGGGCACCGGCAGAATGGCGTAGTAACCCGGGGCGAGGTTGAAACCACTGCCGGATTCGATCGCCTCCACCGGGACTTCCTGCTGCAGCTGGCCCGCGACGAACGTCGCCGGCGCCGTGGTAATCAGTTTGTACACGTTGCCGTTGATGGCGGCCGACTGCACCACAATGCCTTTTTCCAATTCCATGACGCCGTCCGGCAAGGCCCGGGTAAACAGCAATTTACCGCGGGCTTTGGTGGCGCCTTTACGCTCGACGTTGACCGCCCAGGCGAGCATGTCCAGCCACGCGTCTACAGCCGTTTTGACAAAGAAGTTCGGCAGCACCGTCAGGCACAGAAAGTCCAATAGCCACAACACCGGTTTTGTCACCAGCGCGGTCATCACCCGCCAGAACGGCGAATAACTACTGGTGTTGGCCACCTTCGCGCCCTGGGCTTCAACCTCCTTTTCCCACGCAGCCTTCAAACCGGCCTCGGTGGTCGGGATGCCGGCGTCGGCGATCACCTTTTTAAAATCGACCTGGCTCACAGACTTACCTCAATCGAACCAAATTTCAGGGTTTTCGCAGTGACCAGGTACACACCTGGTTCCTGCTGGGTGATGCGTGCCGTGCCAGGCACCAGGCGCTGGTCGTCCTCCACCAACAGTTCAAGTTGCTGGATGCAGTCGCGCTGCCGCAGCCGATCGCGCTCGGCCAACAGCGTCACCAGCAACCCGCTGTCGCGGATCATGTGAGCGATGTCCTGGGCGATGCAGGCGCGGTCATCGACCAACAGCGGCTGGTGGGATGGATCCAGTGCCAGGTCGTTGTTCACAATCAACAGGTCTACGTACTCGCTCATCCGCCGACCGCCATAGCCACCATGTTTTCCACCTCCAGCGGGTTCATTGGTTTGCTGGTATGAATGTTCACGTTCTCCACATGTGTGCCCTTGTTCTGGCTGCTGTTGTTGTTCTGGATGCTGGTCAGCAAGCCGCCGGGCGGCACCGCCGAAGGGCGTACCGGGGAAAGGCTGGGGATTGCCGCGTTGATGGTTTGCTGGGCTTTCTGCGCGGCGTTGGCGGTGTCAGCGGCATTGGTCGCGGCATCGACGCCGGGCACTTCAGGCATGCCGCCGAAACGCGCTTCGATGTTCACGCCCGGGATGCTGTTCAGCAGCTCGATCACGCCGTTTACAGCCTTGGTGAAAATGCCGACGATGCTGTCCCATGCGGCCTTGGCCATGCCTGACCAACCGCCCATGGAGTTAAACCAGTCGGACAGCTTCTGGAGCTTGTCGGCGACGAACTGGAACGCGGCCGAGTTCATCAGGGCGGACGTCCATTCGTCCCAGTAGTAGACCGCCGCGACAATGACGGCCACCAGGGCAAGAACACCGGCAACGATCCACACCATCGGGTTGGCCAGCAACGCCGCGTTGACCAGCCAGATCGCCCCTTGCCACAGCAGCATGGCGCCACGAACCAGGGCAAGGCCGGCGCAGAGCGTATAGATCACGGCCATGTAAGCCAGGATCGCCAGTTTTTGCAGGACGAAGCCGGCAACGGTGCGCAGGTTCATCAGTTGGACGACCTTCCACACCGACACCAAACCCAGCCAGGTCATCCGTGAAACGCCAACCACCAACGTCAGCAGTGACATGGCACCGACGAGGCTCATGATGGTCAGTGCGGCGATGCCGATCACGCGGGTGATGTTGGGAAACAGCTGCGACCAGCGCACCAATGTTTTGCCGATATCCACCATCTTGTTCATGAACGGCGTCAGCACCGGGATCAGCACTTGGCCAAACACCACCCGCATGACTTCGACCAGGGACGCCCATTGCTGCCAGGGATCGACCATGGCCCGGGCCATTTGCTCGGCATTCTCCAGACCGCGCACTTTGCCCAACTGCTCGATGCCGTTGCGCAACCGGTCGGTGTCCTTGGCGAGCGCGCCGATCACCTGGGCGCCTTCGCCGCCGAAAGCCTCCATCAGCTTGGCGCCGGCCGACGCACTGGTCAGGTCACCGAACTTGCCCTGCAGCTTGTCCAGGATTGTCATCATCGGCAGAAGCTTGCCCTGCTGATCGGTGAACTTGAGTCCCAATTTGTCGGAAGCGGCGCCGATGTTTTCAAAAAAGGCCTTGTAGCGTCCGCCAGCGTCGCCGCCTTCCATGGTGCTGCTAAGCGTACCGATCACGGCCATCTGTTCGGCCAGGTCAACGCCCGATGTGGTGGCGATTGCACCTGCTTCCTTGAAGGCGTCTTTCATCGCCGCGCCACTGGTACGAAACAGCTGCACGGCCAGCGCGGTCTGCCCGCCGAGCTTTTCCACCCACGCGCCCTTCCCCATCGCATCCGCTTGGGACTTCTGCAGGTTGTAGAGCGTGCCGACGTATTCACCCATGGTTTCAGCGTCGGATTTGGTGGCCTTGGCCAGCAGGTTGCTGGTGTTGGTGAAGATCGCGAGCTGGTTGCCGGCAAGTCCTTTGATCGCGCCTTCGATCACATAGGCGGACGCCACAAAATCCTTGGCGTTCTCGCCATAGCTCACGGCGAACTGCAGCGACTTGGCATTGAGCGACGACAGCGCATCCTCGGCCACGCCGAGCGACCGAACGTCGCCAAGGGCGCGATTGACCTCCAGCGCCGGCGCCATCGCCTGCTGGACGCCGACCACAGCCGCCGTCACGCCGCCCATGCCCAAGCCGATCGTCTTGATGTGCTTTTCGCTCTGATCAGCGAGCTCGGAGAAACCCATCTTCACCTTGCCCAGGGGCGCGGTGACTTTGTCCTGCAAGCTCAGAATGAAAGCCAGGCTGGCGCTACGGTCTGCCACAATTGTTATCCGTTCAGCGCAAGGGCGATGCCGTTAGCCACAGCAAACTCCATGCGTCTCCAGTGTTCGTCCTCCAGCCACTTGGCCGTGCCCATCGCCTCGGGCGTGGGTTCGGCACCAGGTAGCCAGCGGTTCGTCAGGGCCATCAGTTGGCCCAGGCCGTTTTCGCTCAGGCGCTCAGCGTGCTCGAGCGCTTTTTTACGATCACCTCAACGTTGGGCGCGTACTCCTCGAGCAGCGCGCCGGCGATCTGCATCACCATCACCGGGTTGGTCAGCAGCGGTTTGAGCACGGTTTTTTGTTCCTGCAGCACAGTGGTCATCAACAGGTTGTTGCCCGGGGCGACCTTGTTGGTTTGGGTCAGGGCGTTGAAATACTTGGTGACGTCGGCCGGGGTCAGGTTGAAGGTGAATTCCTGTTCGCCGACTTCCAGGGTGATTTCGGTGTTTTGGCTCATTGATGTGCTCTCTTGTCGAGGTTGGGAAAAGTGGTGTCCTGGTGCGCTGGCGATCGCTGGCACACGCCACGGACGTATTGCTGCAGCCCGAGAATCATTTGCCGGCTTAAGGCGAGCTGATTACGGAGGGTGAAATAATCCGGTCGAGCGTCTGCTGCGAGTTCGGCGCGTCCTGCATCAGCCACGCGGGCGGCGCCGGCGGTGGCTGGCACAGGTTGGCTGGTGGGACAGGTGGCGCGGACGTGCAACCGGCCAGTGCCATCGTCAACAGCGCCGCGCAGGCGATCGTTTTCGGTGCGTGCATCGGTCAATTCCTTGGTGTTTCGTTGGTCGATCGCGTCCCGCTCGGCGAGCATTTCGCCGCTGATTCGGGCCGCTTCACGTAACCCGACGACCTCCGACTTCAGCCCATTCAGGTCTTTCAGCGCTTCATCACGCTGATCCACAACCCGGATAAACCAATACAAGGGCACCAAGGCAGTAATCAGCATCACGATCAGCGCGAGCCGTAGCGGTGGAATCGTCATTTCAGACAAACCTCCACTTCAGCCAGCCGGCGGTTGTGCAGGCCTGAAACGAAGCGCTTGCGGCCTTGGGCGTCGGTCACGTACGCCCATACCGGTGTCTTGCCGTCCGGTGCCCAGGCCAACGCCCTGCAGCCGTCAGCAATGCGGCCGGTGTTGATCAACGCCACCGCCCGACTGGCGCAAGTGCTGGGCACACCGACGTTGTGGGCATGGCTGGTCAGCGCGTCGAAAGTGTTCTGGCTCACGTCCGGGTTGGTGATGCAGTCGGCCAGCTGCAGCTGGGTTTTGCGGATCACCAGCTGCTCCACCTCCGCGCAACGATCGGGCGACCAGTAGTCACCGACTACCACCGGGAACGGGCTGGTGTGTCGAGTGATGCCCTTGCAGACAGTGGGCAGTCCGCTGGCCAACTTGTCGGCATAGACGGTGTTCTGGCCGTTGCCTTCCCAAGTGCCCAGGAAGATCACCAACGGAGCGCTGGCCAGCGCAATCACGCCGGCTTGAATCCTGCCGCGCAGGCTCATGGGAACCACACCCGCAACAGTGCCGGCACAACCATCTGCAGCACAGAAGCGACCACAGTGAGAATGGTCAGCAAGCGGCCGACCTTCGCGCCGATGTCGTTCACAGCGACCGTCAGGGTCTGCTGGCCAGCGTTGAGCTCCGACAGTTGCCCCGCCATATGCTCGAAGCCCTGCTCCAACTTGGTGACGCGGGTCGGGACGGTTTCGTGGCGGTCTTCCAGCTCGCTCAGGCGGTGCTCAAAGACCGCAAATTTTTGCTCCAGCGCGCCGAGGCGCACGGCTTCGATGGTCATCAGCGTTTACTCTGCTCAAAGTCAGCCTGGCACGGCACGCAGCGCGTTTTACCGCCCAGCGCCTGGCGCGCTGGCGGGATTTCGTTATCGCAGTCCTGGCAATGGGTCAGGCTTGGCCCGACCGGCATAGGCGTCAGCAGTTGAGCCTTGATCGCCTGGTCACGCTGGCGTTGCTCCAGCTCCTGGGCGCGGTCGAACCAGTCCACCATCAGCGCAGCCCCTCGATCTCGGTAGCGTCGAGGTACGGAACGCCGTTGATGTGGATGAAGTCCGGACTGGTGACGTCAAACGGCACCTTGTGCTTGGTTTTCTCGCCACCTTTGGGATCGATCGACAACAGGCTGGAAATCTTCACCTTGCAGCCAAACGCCTCCACGCGCAGCTCCTCGTCCTCGCCGGCCTTGGCAAAAAACACCGCATCAAAGGGGGCGAGCTTGCGGAAGCTGCCCGCCGATCGCGCCGCGTCGATCAGCAACTGAAAGTTGGAGCTATCCAGTTCCAGTTCGCCGGCCGCAGCCACGTCGCCCTCCACGTAGCCGTCAGGCACACCACGCGTCTGCGCCACGGCCGAGTTGTCGGTGATGTCCAGGGTGCAGCTCTCGACGTGCAGCGACAGATCGCCCAGGCTCACGTCGAAGTTCTTGCCGCCAATCTTTGCCATGGGGCGTTACTCCGTTTTGTCAGTGGAAAGATCCAGGGCGATATTCGCCGTGAGGTCTTTCGGGCAGTTGAGGGGTTTGAGCTTGATGTAAGCCGCGACCTTGGTTTTGCTGAGCCACTCCAGCACCAGGTCACCGTCCTTCGGTGGCTCGATATCACCGGGAAAGACTTCACCGTTGAACTTGATGGACTTGGCCATAGCGCGTAGTGGCGCCATCAACTGGTTGGTGTTGACCGCCATGCTGTTGGGCGTGCTGTTCAACCGGCGATCGGCGACACGGCGAATCAGCAGCGGGCGAATCAGGCGCGCGGCCTTGTCGGTGATGCGCAGATATTCAACGACCTGAAAGTCACTGCCGGGGGTATCCAACATATTGGCGTCACCCCAGTACACGCCCGGGTAATCGGGATAGGTCTGCGAAACCGATAACCGCGCTCGATCCAGCTCGCTACGCACCGCCGATGGCAGAGGGATTTTTTCGCTGTCGAGCGGCACTGGCCCAAGCCCCAGCACAGCGCCGGTGGCTACACGCATTGGGCTGTCTGCGATGCTGACCGAGGCGTTGGCCAAGCGGCCAGCCAGCACGCCCAAATCGTTTCCGTGCAGTTGCGGTACCGGCAAGACTCGAGCAGCGGCGACGTCTGTCACCATGGCCTTTTGCTCGGTCAGGTATTGCGCCCACGTCTGATCTGGCGTGATGCCGGTAGTGGCTGCCATGAAAAAAACGCGACGACCGTAGCGATTGTTCAAAGCAATCGCCGCGTCGTGCATGTCCGTCAGGTCGCCAGGCTTGATAACGGGTTTGGTCACCACCACCGCTTCGACGGACAGTCCCTGCTGCTGAGTTTTCTCCAGGGCATCGGCCCATTCACCCTCTGGGCCGATCGGCGCTGCGATACAGGCCCAGCGCTGGCCACCGTTTTGGCGCGCGGCGGTGATTTGAGTTTTGAGGTCGCTCGCTGGAACGCCCAGCGCGGCATCCAGATCGCTGTCGGTGTTCAATGCAATGAACTGGCCGACGTTTTTGGCAGCGGGGCCAATGAAAAGAAAGTAACGCTCAACCTCGGTGACGGCGCCCTGGCCTAGATTGAGATTGTCGACGGTGACTTGACCGAGTGCCATGCAATGCCTCGTTAGCGGGGTGAATTCAGGATTTGTTGCAACACCTGGCCAATCAGCAGATTGGTGTCGCGTTCAGTTTCGGCGCCGATGAACTGGCGTTTGGGCAGCGTGATTTCCCAGCTCTGCGCGCCCGTGCTTTCGCGGCGCTGATCGTCCAGGATCCGGATCAGCAAGCCGGCCTTGGCGTAGTTCACATGCTGTTGAATCCACGCCACCGATGGCCGGGTCAGCGTCTTTTTGCCTGCTTGGCGCACGCGGAATCCCAACCGGCGCAGGCGCTTCGCCTGCTTGTCAGTTGCTGCTAAACCCGGTGGGGTTTTGTTCCAGCGGCGCATCTGCTGGGCAGTGCGCCGTTCACTGACGCCGTTGTGTTGCTGCGTTGCGACCCATCGGGTCAGGGCGTTTTTCCAGCCCAGTTCCGCTTCATCAGCGCTAACCCGCGTGACCACCATCAACTTGGCCAGGCCGGCTTCCATCTTCTTTTTGCCCTTGCCGTCGCCCTTGCGCGGGGCGAAGGGTGTGCCGTCCAGATTCCTCTGCTCACGCACACGCTTGCGGCTCATCGTCCGCACGCGTTTCGTGACCTGGTTCAGCAGGCGGCGGCGCAATTGCGGCGGCAGACTCAGCAGCGCTAACTGCTCCCGAACGCCCAACCGGCCGCGAATGTCGAGTTCGAAGGTGCTACGCCCGGCCATCGGTAGCCACCTCGCCACGCTCGGCAACCCAGAGCTCAAACGGAACGAAAGCCCACGTCTTGCCGAAGGCCTGGATCTCGCCGGTGTCGTCTTCGGCCAAATACTGCGGCTCGACAAATTCCAGTGTGATTTCCACGTCGAACAAATCGTTATCCAGCGGCTCCACAAGAAATTCCGGTGCCGGCAGTTCGTGGCGGTCACGGTTGGCGTCGTGGCTTTCCAGCCAACTGCCAACCAGTGCCATCAGCCGCGCCGGATGATCGGCGAAGCGCTCCAGAACGATCACGGCGCGATAGTGCATGTCGCCCAGGTGCATCCCGTCGACGTCGGGTTTCCAGATCAGTCCAAGCTTCACCTGCTCGGTGAAACTGTCGAGCTGTTCGGGCTCCACCAAACGGCGTTCCAGCAGGTAGGCGGTCAGTCCCTGGAGTTTGGTCATAGCAGCGCCGCCGTGATGCGGCTGCGGCCTTGCAGGGCGCGCACGGCCGCTTGGCTGAATGCCAGGAACGTGCTTTCGCGCTCCGGCGCTTCCTTGCCCGTGTTCTCTGCGCTTTCGCGGCGGGTCACCGTGGCGAACTGCTGTAACGCGCTCGCCTTGGCCCGGCAGTACACGGCTCGTCGGTAGATTTTCAGCTTCAACGCGTTATCAGGCAGAAGGTTCTGATCGGTCTGAATGAATGGCCATTGCTTGAGCTTCGGCGGCAGGTGGAGAGGATCGGGAACCTCGACACTGTTTACGCCAAGGGCACGCCAGCGTTGTTTCAGCTCTGCCAGATCGGCATTGACCTCAACCATTGCCATGGTCAGGTCAGCGGCCAGCATGTCCACCAGATACTCCGCCGGCAGGCGGTATCCTTTCTGGAATTCGGCAACAGACAGATCCGGCCAAAAGCCGTCGTTCTCGATCATCTGTTCCACAAACGTGGTGGGTTTACCGGAAAAGCTCATTGCTGACCGCTCGAATAGGGCGGGGAAACTGTTTTTCGTGGGGCTGCCCATGAATGGCAGACGCACGTCCACAGTTCCCCGCTGGGGGGGTAGTCGGTTATTGGGCGCCGTTACCGGCAGGTATTTGTTTGGCCAGTGCGATGCGACACTTCTTGATTCGCGTCTCGTTGCCAGCTTTCGCGTACAGCTCCGTCGAGCGTTCCAGATGTTGGAGCGCGGTTTTCCACTGCTCGGCCTCCATGGCGCGGATGCCGATCAACTTGTGGTACTTGCTCGGGATTTGTTCGGTCAGCTCCCACTCACCGTCGACGCGCGGCAGCAGGTCAGACAGGTACGGCTCCGGGCTGCGCTGGGCGTTGTATTCGGCGTAAGCCCAATCGATTACCGCGTCGGCAACGAAGGTCTGCACGTCACGCCGCTTAAACCGCTCGGGCATCTCCTGCCCCTGCCCGATCGCAAAGTCAGCCAGCGCCAGGCCATCTTCAAACTGCTCGGTGTCGAACAGCCAGACCATCACCTGCACCAGAACACGGTTCGGCATCACCAGGCCCGAGTCCATGTAGCGCTGAATGAAATCCTGGTACTTGGGCAGCAGTTCCTCACGCTTGAGTGCCTGACGCCCGGCAAGGCCCTTGATATCGCTCAGGCGCTGCAGATCCTGATCCAGCGAGGCTTCCATCAGCAGCAGGTGCTTTTTCGCATTCGCCGGGCTGCTCAGGGCTTCCGCCGGCGAATACGCCAGAGGTGCCGCTGCAGCAGCAATCACTGCAGCGGTTCCCTGAGCCAAAGTGCGACGCTTGTGTGCGAGAGCCAGGCTCACTTCACCAGCTCCACGTTCTCGGTCAGCGCGATTTTCTCCAGCTGCTCGATCACATAGCCTTCATTGCGGCTGTTGTAATCCTCGACGCGGGAGCGTTTCGGGTTGTCCACGGTCTGCTTGCGCCAGCTGGAGTCCTGGAAGTAGATCGACAGATTGTCCCAACTGGTGACCAGCACACCGTTGACCGGGAAGAACGGCACGCTGAAGCTCGGCAAGCCGCCATAAGTGGCGATCACCTGCGCGTCTTCGATGCGTTCCTTTTCGGTTGGCGTGTCGCCCTGTTTGGCGTACAGCTTCGCCTTATCAGCCGCCAACAGGTCGGTGCCAATGATGGCGATCAAATCGCCGCCGTCGCGCAGACGTTCATCCACCATCTGCTTGGTGTCATGCACCAGGGCGTCCAGGTTGGCGTAATCGCCGTCAGGCCCCAAAGTTACTTTGCCCGCTTCCTTGCCTTCCTTGAGCACCTGCTGCGGGGCTTGCTCTCGCAGTTGCTGCAGCCAGCCTTTGTTCACGTCCTGCAGCATCGGATAGGCTTCGATGTCGGTCTGCGCAGCCGCTTTCACACCGTGGAAACCGACCATGATGCGATCCAAGGCAATCTGTTTCTGCACTGCGGCGGAATAGCGCTGATGGAAGTCCGGGAACTTCGCCCAGGCATCGATCTTTGCGTACGGCAGACCCACGTCGGATTCGGTTGAGGACAGCTCGTAGGTGCTGTTTTCCAGCTCCGATGCATCTTTTGCTTCGCGATCAGTGGTCTTGGTATTGGTGCGTCCGGTGACGGGGCCAGACACGCCGATAAACACCTTCTCGCCTTTGATCTCGGTCACCGGAATGACGTTGATGCGCTGCAGGAAATCGGCTTTTGCGGTGATTGCGTCGTTCAGCTCTTGGGCGATCGACGGTTCAACGGAAAACATCTTGCTGGACAGCGGGACACCGTAAGTTTCGGCGATCGCCAGCTGCATTTCGGCATACATCTTGGCGCCGTAGGCGCTCAGTGAACGGGCCATGGTCAGAGTACCCGCGCTTTGGATTTGTCAGCGGGCCCAGCATTGCGCGGCAATTGACGGCCATTGCTGGTGTTCTTCAGGTCGGTGAACTGCTTCTGCAGGTCGGCCAACGCCGCCAGCACAGCTTTGTTTCCGCCACCGCTGCGCTTGAATTCACGCTCTTCTTCGGCGGTGGTAACGATCTCGTCTACTGCAGCGCTGACGTCATCGATCGGGGCCTGATCGGGTGCTGGTGCGTCCTCGGCAGCAGGCTCAATCACAGCCTGGATGCCGGCAGCGACGACCAGCAGCTGGGCCAGCAGGGCTTGTAAAGCCGTTGCGGTAGCTTCATCCATTGGGGGTTTGCTCTCGGTTGGGGTTTGCGGGGTGTTTTCGGCGGCGGTGTCATCGATGCCGAAACGCTTGAACAAGCGGGTAAACGCGGAGACGAGTCGGCCGAGCTCGCCCTGCGGCTCGGTTTCGCGCAGTGGGCCGAGCTCCAATGACGCGGCGTAATACGCGGCGCGACTGGTTCGCCTGGAGAAATACAGCTCTTGAGTGCCGAGACTGGCTGGCTCGTCGGTTACGGCCAAGCCGGTCAAGTAGGCCTTGCCGGTGCCGGCAAAATTTGGAGTGATTTCGATGCTGGTAAAGAGCTTCTGGCCCTGATCGTTCAGGTACAGCAGGCGATCGTTCGGTTTTAGCTGAGCTTCCAGTGCAATTTGACCCGGCTCCAGATCCTCGCCCTCCTCCACCAGGCGCACAGCGAATACGGTGCCGTGCGAACCAGGCCAGCGCTCGTGGTCGCACCAGATCACAGCGGTGTATTTGGCCGGGGTGTAGGTCTCGGCGATATCGCGCAGTTCCTGGGGGAGGATGTCGCGGCCATCGACGGTCGGGCCGCTGGTGGCAACACGTTTCCAATAGGAGACAAGGGAACGGGGCATGAGTGGTAACTGCGCTCAATCGTTGAATGAGCCGTCACGATAGGGAGCCATTTACCACCAAACAAACGGTTGAAATTCAGTAGTCGCCTATTTCCACCTGATAGGCGAATCGCTGCATTTAACCGCGCGTTTCGCCGGTTTTCGCCGCATAGACTGCGCCTCATGAATTACCCGACCGAAGTCAAAGAAGCCGCAAAGCGCCTATACCTGCGCCGTTGTTCGGTGAAGGAAATCCAGGCGCATTTGAAGCTGCCCAATATCCGAATCGTTTACTACTGGATCCGCCAAGGCGGCTGGGACGAAATGCTCACGGATGAAGAACCGTTGAGCGCGGTCAATCGGCGAATAACCCTGATCCTGGAAAAAATCGATCCGCTGACCAAAGCAGAACTGGACGAACTGGAGCGATTGACCGGCCTGCTTGAGCGCTTGAAAAAACTGGCCGCGAAACCTTCGCCGTCGGCGCCGTCAGATCGTCCGGAGGAGCCGCGCGACCGGCAACCAGGTCGACGCCGTGAGCGGGGCGAAGGCGGCGCCAAGAAGCGGGAAAAGAAGGCTAAGAACGACATCAGCGGACTTACCGAGGTGGATTTCCTCGATAAATTCATCTCGAAAATGTACGGCTACCAGAAAGAGCTGTTCGAGGCGAAACAGAATCCGCTGACCCGCCGCGTCCGGAACATCCTCAAAAGCCGGCAGGTCGGTCTGACATACTACTTCGCCGGCGAAGCTTTCATGGATGCCGTGCTGAGCGGTGACAACCAGGTATTTCTGTCTGCCAGCCGATCGCAGTCCGAGATCTTCCGCAGCTACATCATCCAGTTCGCCAAGCAATGGTTTGATATCGAGCTGACCGGCAACCCGATAACGCTCAGCAACGGCGCCGAACTGCGCTTTCTCAGCACCAACAGCAGCACCGCCCAGGGCTATCACGGCCACGTCTACGTGGATGAATATTTCTGGATTCGCGACTTCGAAAAACTCAGCACCGTGGCCAGCGCCATGGGCACCCACAAGAAATGGCGCAAAACCTATTTCTCGACGCCCAGCGCCGTGTCGCACCAGGCATACCCGTTTTGGTCAGGCGAAGAGTTTCGCAACAGCAAACGCGGCAAGAAGGCCGGCGGTGTGTGGCCGAGCGAAGCGACATACACGCAGGGCGCACTGTGTCCGGACGGCCAATGGCGCAAGACGATCACCCTGGACGATGCAATCGCCGGTGGCTGCGATCTGTTCGACCTCGAGCAGCTGCAGCTGGAGTACGACGAGGACAAATTTCAGCAGTTGTTCTACTGCAAATTCATCGACAGCACCCAAAGCGCATTCAGCCTAAAAGATCTGGAGCGCTGCTACTCGGATCTGTCGTTGTGGGAAGACTACAACCCGGACTCCGATCGGCCATTTGGCAACAGTCCAGTCTGGCTGGGTTACGACCCGAGCCGCACCCGCGACGACGCCACCTGCGTGGTTATCGCGCCGCCGCTCGAACCTGGGGCGAAGTTCCGGATCCTGGAGAAGCACAGCTGGCGGGGCCACTCGTTCACTTACCAGGCCGCACAGGTCAAAAAACTGACCGAGCGCTTCAACGTCCAGCACATCGGCATCGATGTCACCGGCGTGGGTTACGGCGTGTTCGACCTGGTACGCGACTTCTACGCCAAGGCGACACCAATTCACTACAGCCTTGAGGCGAAAAACGCTCTGGTGCTCAAAGCCCAGGACACGATCCAAGGCAGTCGCATCGAGTGGGACGCTGGGTGGACGGACATCGCGCAGGCCTTCCTGACCATCAAGCGCGGCGCCACCAACAGCGGCCAGATCACCTACAGCGCTTCGCGCACCGACGCCACCGGCCACGCCGACATTGCCTGGGCGGTGATGCACGCCCTGTCCAACGAACCTTTGAACACCAACAAGCGGCGTCGTAGCCGCTACGTCACGAGTAACCAGACCAGCCATGGCCAACCGCAAACGCAGAAAGCAGCACGTAGCCCAACCACCGCAGCAGCCGATGCGCTCGTTTACGTTCGGGGAGCCGGAACAGGTGTTGTCCGGCAACATCGGCGAGTACGTGGGCGTGTTCCCCAGCGACGACGGCAAGATTTACAAGCCGCCGGTTTCCCGGGTTGGCCTGGCCAAGCTGCTGCGCGCCAATGCACACCACGGCGCCATTCCGAAATTCAAACGCAATCTGCTGCTGCGTGAGTTTATTCCCTCGGCGGGCTGCAGCACCGAGACGATGGGCCGCGCAGGTTTGGATTACATGGTGTTTGGCGAAGCGTACTTCTACAACGAAACCAACGCTTTCGGGCAAGTGCTGGAGCTGCAGCATCTGCCAGCAATCAATATGCGGGTTAAGGTCGACGGTGGTTACGTGATGCTACTGCCCGACAACAAGGAAATGGAGTTCGAACAGCATGAGATCTCCCATGTCCTGGACTACGACGTTGAACAGAACATCTACGGTATTCCAGACTACCTTGGCGGCCTGCAGGCGCTGCTGCTCAATGAGGCGGCCACCCTCTTCCGCCGGCGCTACTACAGCAACGGCGCCCACGCCGGTTACATCTTCTACACCAACGACCCCGACCTGACCGAAGAGGACGAAGACGAGCTGCGCGCGCAGATTAGCGCGAGCAAGGGCGTGGGCAACTTTCGATCAATGTTCGTCAACATCCCCAACGGCAAGGAAAACGCGATCCAGATCATCCCGGTAGGTGACTTCCAGGCCAAAGACGAGCTGGAGAAGGTCAAGAACATCACCCGAAACGACGTTATCGCCGCCTGGCGAATGAACCCTGCACTGGCCGGCATCATTCCGGAAAACACCGGTGGCTTCGGAGACATCGAAAAGATCGATCGCGTTTACACAAGCAATGAGATTAGGCCGATCTGTCAGCTATTCAGCCAACTCAACGATTCCCTGCGAGCGGACAGGCGTTTTAGCTGGAAGCCCAATCCCGCCGCAGAGGATTCATCTGCATAAACGAAGCTGGGCAACTAAAAGCACTACTTTTTGTGGCAGTATTAAGGGGATAAATTGCCCTGGGGAGGGACACAATGAGAGTGGTATGCAAGTGCGGGCACAAAGGGCGGATTGGCTCGCGAGAGGAAGTGACCACAGAGTTCGTAAAGCTGTACTGCCAATGTTTGGATGCAAAGTGCGGACACACTTGGGTCGCTAATCTCACGTTCTCCCACACGCTTAGCCCGTCGTCGCAAACATTCGAACGGATGCTGATCGATAGCTTGCGCGAGATGCCCAGGGCGAAGCAAAGAGAGCTTTTCGAGCAGTTGGGCACTCAGGTTTGAGCAGGGGGCGGGCCGCTAACGCATGACCGTTAGCGGCTACTTCATCTGGATACGTGCGTTAGTAAAGATTATTTGTACTTGGAGACGGATTCTTAGCTTCCGGGTGCTCTGCTAAAGACCTAGCCAAACACAGGAGCCGTTGCTGGTCATCACTGGTGAGCTTTCGATACAGCTCAACCAAATAAATTTCCGCTTCGCTGACTGTCAATCGCTCGTCGCGTTTTAGATTCAACATGCCACTACTCCATAAAGTGCATTGTTGAATTGGAGTAACGGCACGTACAGCAACTGTGAATAAGACAAGGCTGATTCTTGGACTAGCTACTTCGAACTTTTTGCAGCGTCGTCTGCCATTGCTTGAAGGAACCGACGGATAGCTTTTTGATCATCATCTGAAATAGATCTGAATTGCATGATTAGACGCTCTTCCGTAGATGTAAAAAGTTGCCCGAGCGGGGTGGATCGTTTTCCTGTAAGCACATACCCCGCATCTACGCCTTTCTCTTCAAGAGCCGTGACGTAACGAAGATCAAGCGAACTGGCGCCCAATTCGTAATTTTTTTGAGTTCCCCTGCTAACGCCGAGCAAGACGCCAAAATCTGTTTGACTCAATCCCAAGCGCTCGCGCTCTTCCCTGAGACGTTCACCAACTCGATCCGCTATGAGCATTTTTTTAGTCACCACCATTGACTTGATCATTTTTTTGACCAAGAATCACCACAGACAAACGCAAACAAACACAAATGAACAGAGGGAACACTATGCCCGCCACGGTTACACACGAGCAAGCCCGGGCGGCTCTCGATCGAAGGGGAGTCAGCATTGCGGAGTTCAGTAGAAAACATGGGTTGAACAAGAATTTGGTCAGCGACCTGTTGAACGGAAGGATCAAAGGTCGCCGTGGGGAGGCACACCGAGCCGCAGTATTACTTGGCATCAAAGACGGTGTGATTGAACAGTAATAGCGGCGCTCAACAGGGAAAAGTAGAAGATGAAAAGCCCGATCCTAAATACACGTAAAGAAGTTATGAGCGAGATCATCCGTAGCTATACCGGCGGACGCGAAGCTGCTGCTGCACGCTTGGGACTCAAGCTCAAGAAGTTCGACAACCATGCTTACGAAAACGCCGGTTGCAGTCCTCTCAGCGATGCTCAAATTTTCATGCTCGAGCGGGACTGTGGAACTCAGCACTTTCCTAACTACGTCGCCTCGATGTACGGGGGATTGTTCGTTCCAGTAGCCGATCCTGAAACGCTCGACAACGTGGAGCTTTATGCACGCTCCGTACAGGTTTCTGCAAAGCGAGGCTGTGTTGATCAAGCCATCGCTGCCGCTCTTGAAGATGGTTCGATCAGTGATGAAGAAGCTGAGTTCATCATGGACGCGCATAACCTCCACGCAGCGGCAAGGCACGCAGAAGTGCTGGCTGCCATCGCTCTCTACCGCGCAGGAAAAACTCAATGAACAATTTGTCTGCAGTACCGGAATACCTAGACGTTCTGCAGAGCGCCGCACTTTCGTTCCTTGAGCGTCACCATTGCGAACACCTGAGCGACGATCAGCAGCTGTTTAGCCGAGCTGTTCAACACCTGGTTTCCGACTACGACGTGCAAACGCAGGTCGCTGAAAAGATCGTTCACCTGGCAGGCACCACCATGGTCGCCGTTCGCGATCGGCAACGCCTGAACATCCAGAGCAGCACGTCGACGCACACCGTGATCGTTGATCCGGTGACCGGCCGACAATGGGCCGTA